TTCTTACTTATCTAACTATATTACATAGATAGTTTTATCTCTCCATTTATGGTGAGAGAAATAAAACTCTCTTAATGTAATGTTAGATAGTAAAGGAAAAGTGTTATGGGAAATTCAGTTAAGGTTAGCAAGTCAACCCAAGATGGAACAAAGCTAGATGATCTAGTTAAAGAGGGCAAAGCCCTTGGCAAAATGTGGTCTGCCTTACATAACGTGAAGCAGTCAACCAAAGCTAACGGCTTTGATACTCGACTAGGTAAATTACTTGTTGAGCTAAAGGCTCAGTCTACTCTGGACAGTGGACAGATCTCACGTCAAACACTCACCACCTATGGTGTTCACAACATTGATCGTAGACGTAGATCAGAGGCATTGTGGTTCGTTGAGAACGAAGTTGATTGCCGTGAGTTCATTAAGAACTCTAAGAAGGGTTTCACTTCCCTTACTGCTTTGCAGAAGGCAATGAAAGATGCTACAGCTAAAGCTGAAGTCATCAAGGAAGCAGCAGACAAAGTGTCCAACGTTGGTCAGTCTGACGAAGTCAATGACACTGGTTGGGTTGAGGTTGACAAAGGTACATACTCACTTGGCAATACACGTACTGCAATCGTTGACGCAATCTTTGCACATTGCAATGATCACAAGATTGACATTGAGACAATCATAGCTGACTTGCAGTCAAAGGCAGCGTTAGCAAACAAGGTGGCAGCGTAAGCTGTCACTAACATAGGAGTTACAAAAATGATTACATTTTTAATGTTTATGATTAACGGCATGGCGTTGGTATCTTTGTTCCTAATTGCTATGACAGTTGAAACAATAGAGGCAATACCTAGTATGCTAGTTGTGTTTGTGATTGTAATGGCAATCAACTACCTAGTTATGTATACAAACAAACTTTAATAGTCTCATAGTTATATAACACTTGAATTATTTGTGAAAGTGTTATATAACATATGTAGACATTAACACTATAACTGAAACCGTCCAACGTTGGACACTTTAATCGGAGATTACTATGATCCATAAAATAGAACATGTAGATGATGGATTTGTGAGAGTTCACAAACAGTCTTGTATTACTGGCAACCATAATTCAATGGTGCTGCCTACACGTCAAGGTGAGCTTGAGTATTGGGAAGAAAATATGATCTTGGTACAAGATGCCTTTCCACACTTTACAACAGAACAGCGTGAGTTTCTCATATCTGGTTCTACACCTGAAGAATGGAATGAATTGTTTTCGGAGGAAGCATAATGTCTGTAAGACAAATATTAAAAGTTTATCGTTCAGCTACTGCTGATGAAATTCAACATGGCATGAAATGGTATGCCATTGCAAAGCGTGACAGCACTAAGGTAGCCAAAGAATTTGGTATCAGTGTAAACACTGTTGTCGGTGTTGTTGCTGCACTATCCCCTTTGATGAATTGGAATGTCAATATCAAGTCTGCACGTATTCTAATTGAGTGCTTTGTCAATGGTGGTGCTATGGACGATGTAATCTTGTCTGGCTATCCACAGAACAAGCTAAAGGCTTGGGAAATGCTTGAACAAAAAATGGTTCGCAAGAAAACTATCATGGCTAAACTGAATGGTCAAAAGACTACAGCGTTCTTTGCCAATATACTTGGACTGGACGTAGTGACAGTTGACGGTCATGCCAAGAACATACACGATGGACTACGTAGAGTTCTCAAGAACAACAACGTAGGTGTCAAGGAATACCGCACCATATCGGAAGCTTACTACAAGGCTGCTGACAAGGTAGGTATCAAAGGTTATCAAATGCAAGCTATCACTTGGGTAGCATGGCGCAGACAACATAACATAGCGAGGTAAAGTTATGATGGACGATTTATATAACAACGTTAATGTATGGCATGGTGATACAAAAGTATCTATTGCTCAACATTGGGATACACCTAGTGATAGGTTCAATGGTGATGGTGCTGCCATACAGGAAGTGGCTATCATACCTGAAGACGGTAGCACATGGGATACCGCATATATACAAAGGTATGGAACTACCTTGGACGATCTTATACACGCATTGAAAGGAATACGTGATGAAATTGAAACAAAGAAATATAACGAATCCAGTGGCAAAAGCGATGCTCGAACAGCGCAAAGCGCCACAGGTAGTGCCACCTAAGAAAGGCACGAAACGCAAGCCTAGTAAGAAGGAGAAGTACAATGCGTTACGAAATGCAAAACTTTGTTAAGTTTGCTACCACCAAGAAAGTGTCCAACGTTGGACAGAAACCAAAGCGTGATGAGCACAAACGCTTACGTAGAATTGCACGTAAGAACAAAAGCTTAACACGTAAACTATCACAATAACTTATATAAGGAGTATATAAAATGACTACCCCAATGTTTAAATCAGTTCGACCAATCGTTAAAGCTACGCATCCTGAGTTGTATGCAGAGCACACATTCCACATGAAGAAGTGTGTAGCCTACACCTACAACTATTCGTTCCTTGACGATTACATAGCTGAACACTGGTCTAGTAAAACTATCCAACAGATTGCTGATGAGACTAATGAATACTACCAACGTGTTGCATATAGGTCACACGTACTACAAAACATAGGTATCATACAGCCTAAATTTAGACAGGATGGATCAAGCTTCTTGAAAAAAGAACGTAGAGAACTACGCTTTAAGTTGAAGCAAGTGGAGCAAAAGTTGGAGCAATGTGGCTAGGTAAACACAGAGGTAAGTATATTGTGTACGGTAGTGATGGGCGTGTGCTCATCATTACCTCATACAAGACCATTGCAAATAGCGTAATAAAGGAGTATAAAAATGACAGAAAAAACAGTAAAGACAGAGCTAAGTCGTGAAGAGGTAGTAGAACTACTAGGTCTGTATCACGTCATAGATGAGATAGTATCAGACTTTGGTGAGATGTTCGACACTGATCTTGGTAAGGTGCGTAGACTACAAGACATGTCTTACAAACTGAAAAACCTATTTGACTTTAGACCACGTACAAATCAGATAGGTGAGCCAGATCACTGGCGTCCATATGTTATGCCTGACGATGACAGGGCATGGTTTCACACACCAGAGGAGGACTAATGAAAGTAAATGCGTATGAAATAGTTATTGAGATTGACGGTGTCAAAAGCTGTATCAATCTTGATGACCTATATCCTGCAATCAAGGACTGGCATACAGCCACAGAGTTTGCCATGATGATGGCACGTGAGGCTAATCCCGATGCCATACAAATTGACTTCCTTGAGTGTGGGGAGTACGAACTTGAAGGGTACGAACACATACCCTATATACATGAAGCACCATTTCAAGTGCAATGAAAGGAGAAAGCTATGGAAGCAAAGATAAAACTAACTAAGACCATGCTTGACAAGAGCATAATAGATGCCAACAAATCTGTGCGAGAGTTCTTAGAACAGGAACTTGACTACGCCTATGACAAGTTGGAAGCAGATGTTGATGGTAAATACACCCATAAATACTGGTGTCATGCACTGTATGAGGACGATACCCCTACTATTGTTACGTTCTACAAGTCCAGAACCAGAGGTGACAGACGTATTAGCATCAAGAACTTGCGTAAGTTTGCGGAAGAGGGAGACACTGTAAAGCTACGTACAGAGGTTGTGATGATTGAAGATTGCATCTTTGATGTACGTGTGGTAGTGTGTAAAGAAGATGATGACCAACAAGGAGAAACCGTTGCCGCCTGATGATCCACACGATGATTGGGGCAACCAACCAATACCCAAGGAGATACCATGAATAGATTTCTAATAAGCTACACACCCGAATGGATTTCACGTGAACTGTGTGACAAACACATAGTCAAGATGCCATTGGAAGAGGCACAGATGCTATGCACTGCTGTATGGCAACATGCACCAGAGTATGCAGAGAAGCATGACCTGTACAAGCCAGTACACCAGAAGCACCCATGTACAATCTGGGCAGCTAAAACTCGTGCCAACTTTAACTATGGCCTTGCCTTGTTTGACCACATGCAAGCTGAGTACAGCTACAGGTATGGCAGACGCCATGCTTCCAACAAGCATTACTTTGCCTTGCAAGATGCAGCGCAGTACATACCTGAAGGTGACATAACACCACACCCTGAGTGCTTCAGTGAGCACACTGACCTCAAGAGTGGTGAGAACTGGCCTATCAATAGCTATCGTAAGTTCTACATGACTAAGCAACGTAGGTTCAGTATGAAGTGGACTAACCGTCCAGTGCCATCATGGTTTCGTTTTGAGAAGGAGGCAGCGTAATGATGTACATATTAATATGGATGCAGTTGTTCAGTACACAGACAGTTGAATACTACCAGTTGGGTAACTATGCCACACTGGAAGAGTGTCAGATTGAACTGAGCAAAGCAGCAAAGATGATAACACACAAGTCAGAGACAGTGGCTTGTCTAGAAGTGGAGATACAACAATGACCGACAAAGAAGAACTAGACGCAGAGGTGCGTGATGCCTTTGACAGAGCTAAAACTGCTCTGATGTATGACTACATGTACATGGGTACTGAGGTAGGAAGAGACAACCTAGAATATATGGGGTTCAAACATATTGAAACTAGGGAGTACATAAAGATACCTAAGTGTGGAGTTGCGTTCAATGATACTGTATAGGTCTAGCAAGGGTCAGTGGGTAGGTACTCAGCGTGACGCTCAGAGATATTTCCCTAGAGATTGGGAGCAAACTGAAGTGCCTGTATCTAAGGTGCAGCTTATAGAGTTCCTTAACGTCCACAAAGTAGGGGCGTATTCTCAGGCTCCACCACAACAGCCAGTGATGACTGTACCTGATCCAGAGCAGATAGACCCAGAGGCATACAGTTGGGTGTCATGGGCTTATGAAACACTGAGAAGAGGTGACAAAGCAGAGGCACTCAAGATGTTAGAGAAGGGTCTAAATAAACAGAAGGAGTTGATGAATGACACCCAGTGAAGCAGCAGAGATAGAGGCAAAGAAAACATTCGAGGGCTTTATCAAATGGTCTAAGGTCACTTTCTATTGGATCATGGCTATACTAGTTGTACTAGCAGCATGTGACTTTGGAACGGACACAAAGACAGGTAGTCAGTACAACGGTGAGGTGTACTCACCCAGAAACATAGGAGAAAAATAAAAAATGAAATTAACATTAACTGTTTTGTTTTTAATGTTCGTAGCAGCATCTCCATTTTTATATATGATGGTTGCGAGTATTTAAATGATAGCTGAAATGCTTACATGTATTGCACTCAACGTGTACTATGAGGCACGTAGTGAGCCATTGGAAGGACAGTATGCAGTGGCTCATGTCGTACTCAATCGTGTTGCAAGTGACAGGTTTCCTGATGACGCATGTTCTGTGATATATCAGGGTCTGAAAAAGGGTATAGGTAGATGCCAGTTTAGTTGGTACTGTGACGGTAAGTCAGACAGACCAACAGAAAGACGAGCATGGTTAGACTCTCAGCTTGTAGCACACAAGGTGGTGCATGGGTATGTCAAGGACAATACCGATGGGTCTATCTACTACCACGCAAATTATGTTCGCCCCTTCTGGAGCAAGCACTACAAACACACTGTGACTTTAGGGTCACACATATTCTACAAATAGCTTATCGTTACTAGTATAGGGAAACGGTATGTGATATAACTAATTATCAGTTGCCAATATAACAAATGAAAAGGAGAAAATATATGCCATTTGATATTCCAACACACTTAGACTTTGACGTAGACTTTGAACCAACAAAGATGGATGACAAAAAATATGTTATAAATCAAGACACTGGCGATTACCTTGGTATCGTGGGTGAAGGGTTCAAGTGTGCGTCACACGGTGACTTTTACCGTAACATGTATGATACAATCACAGAGGAGTTAACAGACGGTGACATTGAAAACGCCAAGTACAGGTGGTCAACTGCACGTAATGGCGCATGGTCAATGCTCGACATTACTCTGCCCGACATGCAAGTACCCATCGTGACTGAGAAGATGGAGAGTAGCATAGGTAATCGTATCATTGCTTTGCATGGTGTCGATGGGTCATGCAGTAACCAAGTGTACTTCGGTGCTATTGATTTCTTTTGCACCAACGGTATGATACGTGGTGAGTACGACAAGGTACGTAGAAAGAACACCTCTGGTTTCTCATTACATAGCTTCATAGGTGAGCTACAACGAGCACGTACTGACTTCTATACAGAGGCAGCTAAGATGCAAGTGTGGGCTGAGACTTCCACCAAGTACGTAGACATCAAGTCTATGCTTGACGAGATGATCAAGTCTGACCGTAAGGCAGAGAAGATGTACCAATTGTACCTACATGAGGCATCACAACGTGGTCACAACAAGTGGGCATTGTACTCAGCGTTCACTAACTACGCTTCCTATGCCGATGAACGTAATGGTTTCAACCTACGTAACACTGGCAATGACACACAGGCAATCAGCATGTGGTCACGTGAACAAGAGGTATCCAAGTGGGTATCAGATAAGAAGTTCGTACAGTTGGAAGCTGCTTAATGGTAGCACTGCCCAGATTTGTACAGCAACGAGTGTCACTTTCGGGTGACACATCGTATCGCTTCAACCCACCACAGAAACTTGTCAATGCAGGTGTTGTGTCACGTGAAGAGTTAGGTAATGATCTACGTGTAAGTAAACAGCTTGCAAAGGAGTTAAATAAACAGATAGATGATTGGAGAGAGGAACAGTCAAAGGTTGTGAACATCAAGCCAAGCGGCAAGGTTACTGACCTGATAAACTTTTACTATTCTTCTAATGATTTCAATATGTTACGTGATTCCACAAAGATCGACTACCGATATTTCCTCACCATATTACATCAGACGATGGGGTGTAGGAAGTACAAGGATGTCACACCTAAGATTGCCAAGGCAGCGTATGAGGAGTGGGTGTCACGTGGTGTCAGCTTTGCTAACCATACGGCTACCTGTGCCAGTAGAGTGTACAACTATGCCATACAGATGGAACATGCAGAACAGAACCCATTTGCCAAGATCAAACGCAAGAGAAATCATCAGCGTAAGGTTGTCTGGACACATGGTGAGGTCAACAAGTTCCTTGACGTGGCGTACAGTGACTTTGAGTATCGCAACTTAGGACTGATTGTACACATGGCATATGAGTGGTGTCAGAGGCTTGGAGACATGCGTAATCTTACATGGGATTGCCTTGACCTCAAGAGGCAGCAGTTAACTCTGGAGCAAAGCAAGCGTAGAGCACAGGTGTTTCTGCCCATCAGTGACAACCTCAATGCTATGCTGCTAGAACAGAAAGCTGACTTTGGTTTTCAACAGTGGGTAGCACCACATCCAAAGCCAAGGTCAGGTAAGTTTGAGCCATATGCTATGGAAAGACTGTCCAAGGTTGGACGTAAGGTAATGAGACTGGCTAAACTGTCAGAGGAACTACGCCTTATGGACATACGTAGGACTGGTGTAACAGAGATGGTAGACAAGGGTGTGCCTTTGCCACAAATTATGGCAGTGACTGGGCATACACATGTGTCTTCTGTGAAACCGTATATGAAGCATACATATGAAAGTGCAAATAATGCCTTGACACAGAGAGATACTTATGTACAATCGAGTGTAACGAGTAACATAGAAAGTGATATATAATGAATATAAAACAATACATAAGTGATCTAGACATTAGTAATGGTGATACTAAGCGTACTAACTGCCCTGTTTGTGGTGGAGTTAAGACGTTCACTGCTACTAATAACATGGGTCAACTTATGTGGAATTGTTACAAGGCAGGTTGTAGTGTGTCTGGTGGATCACGTGTGCATCTAACTACGGATGACATACGTAACTCACTTGGCAGCACTGCACAAGAAACAGAAGCAGTACCCTTTCAGAAACCTGAGTGGATCGTCAAGAGTTACATTCGTATCTCTGACTTCTGCTACAAGTGGAGATTGTGGTCTGTGGAACAAGACTTATTGTATGATGTAAAAGAAGATCGTGTCGTATTTCCTGTAGTCCATAACAACATCATGGTGGACGCTACAGGTAGAGCACTAGGAAAAAAGTTACCTAAGTGGAAAAGATATGGAAAAAATCCCTTGCCTTATGTGCATGGATGTGGTACAACGGCAGTAGTCGTTGAGGACTGTGTGAGTGCAGCTATTGTAGGTGCGACAGACGGTTCTGGATGCTCGGAGAGTGGCGTATATGTCGGGGTAGCAGTGTTGGGTACGTCACTCTCTGAGGTACATAAAAGGTACTTATCGCAGTTCGATACGATTATTATTGCACTTGACCCCGATGCACTACCAAAGACGCTGCAATTTGCAAAAGAGTTACGTGGGTATGCCAACAAGGTAAAAGTATTACGCTTGACGGATGACCTAAAATATCGTAATCCTACCGACATAGAAAACTTAAACACACTAGGAGAAACATAAATGGAATTATCATTAATACGAAGTCTGATGGACAGAGAGTTCTACGATGATCATCGTGGTGCTAAATGCCCTGACAGATTATTCAGTAAAGATGTACGCAAGATCAAGCAAGCTATCGACAAGGCTATGGATCGCTATGAGCGTACAGTTACACCAGATGAGATTGAGGCATTGTTCATGTCAAACAATCCCACACTTACAACGGCACAGAAACAGGCGTATGGTTCTTTGTTTAACCAGATCAAACGTGAGTCACCTATGGGTAGTGACGTAGCACAAGAGGTGCTATCCAAACTGTTCCAACAAGTAGTGGGTGAGGACATTGCTAACCTTGGCTTTGACTATGTGAACGGTGACAGGAACAGCCTTGAACCACTACGTGACTTGCTTGAGCGTTATGCTGATGACTTCACACCTGACCTACGTATTGAGTGGGATGACATTGAGATTGACACGTTGCTCAACATGAACGACTTGGAGTCACAGTGGACATTCAACATCCCTAGCTTGACACGTAAGGTAGAGGGCGTAAATGCAGGACACCTGATTGAGATAGGTGCTAGACCTAACACAGGTAAGACCTCATTCCACGCCTCTCTCATTGCCTCTCCCAATGGGTTCGCCCATCAGGGTGCAAAGTGTGTCATATTATGTAACGAGGAAGCTTCACACCGTGTTGGTGCTAGGTATCTGACAGCAGCTACAGGTATGACAATGCAAGAAGTCAAGAACAATCCTGCTAGAGCACGTGACGTTTATGATGCAGTCAAAAAGAATATCAAGATCAAGGATGCATCTGATCGTGACATGGCATGGGTGGAGTCCGTATGTAAGTCATACAAGCCTGACATTGTGGTGCTTGACATGGGTGACAAGTTTGCCAGAACAGGTGGCTTTGCTAGACCTGACGAGGCACTGAAAGCTAATGCTATCTATGCTAGACAGATTGCCAAGTCACACAACTGTGCCATCTTCTACATGTCTCAGCTATCTGCTGACGCAGAGGGCAAGGTGCTACTCAACCAAAGCATGATGGAAGGTTCACGTACAGGTAAGGCAGCAGAGGCTGACCTCATGGTATTGATTGCCAAGAACCCTGTGGTTGATGGACAAGAGGAAGAGGACACACAACGTCACTTGAATGTTGTGAAGAATAAACTATCTGGTTGGCATGGTGTTGTTCATTGCGAATTGGAATACAAGACAGCGAGGTACATGGTATGATAGACGTAACATTAATTGACAGCATGGGCAGTGACCTTACTGTGGTAAACTCTGCCCGTGTTAGCTTTAAAAAGAAAAGTGATTGGGATGAGAATAACGAACTTTCTGTAAACGACACTTTGCTTATATCATATCTTGCACGTAACAAACATATGTCACCCTTTGGACATTGCTTTGCTACGTTTCATGTCAAAGCCCCTGTGTTTATTGCAAGACAACTAGTCAAGCACAAGTTCCTACGTTGGAACGAGGTGAGCCGTAGATATGTAGACGATGAGCCAGAATACTTTGATCCATCTGTTAGTATCTCACGGTGGAGAGGACGTGCAGACGATAAGAAGCAAGGCAGCAGTGGCGAGGTTTCTATATCTAATAGTATGATTAGTACACTAGCCAAGCATACCGTATGGTGTAACAAGGCGTACAAACAATTGCTTGAAGAGGGAGTAGCACCAGAGCAAGCACGTATGGTATTGCCACAGAGCACCATGACAGAGTGGTACTGGTCAGGTAGCTTGGACGCTTGGTCAGATATGTGTAGACTGCGACAGGGTAAGGACGCACAGGAAGAGGCACGTTTAGTTGCTAACTCAATTAGCATGGACATGGACACGTTGTTTCCTGACTCATGGGCTGCATTACAGGCGTACAACCGATGAGTGAGCAGTACTGTACAACAAAAGGATTAGGATGGGCGTTCCTAGTGTGTGTATTCTTTATACTGGGTGTGCCTGTGGGCATGTGGTTAGCATTAGAAGGTGCGTCATGGTATGAAATATTTAGCATGATGAACCCAATGTTTTAGGAGACAGCTATGCGGAGATACAGAGAGGTACTATGTCCTTCATGTAAGGAGTACTTTGATACAACTAAGTACACGTCCTGCCCAAAAGAAGAATGTAAATCTATAGTTGAGGTAAGAGAATTTTTTATTGATAGACGTAAAGGCATTTCAAAAGAAATAAGACACATGACAAAAAAGGAACGTCAACGTGCCAAAGAAAAAGAGGAGGCTAACAAATGTACACAGTCGAATTTGAAAAAGACGCCTCAGTAGTTACATCATTAGATGAAACGAACAGGTTTGAAGACGTAGAGATGGTGATCAGTGACGATGATACTGTTTATTTAAGACAATATGAAAACAGTTTAAACGAACACCAAATTATTTACATATCGTATCAACAATTGCTAGACCTTGTTACCTCTTTGAGTAGTACAGAGGGAGCATTCTATGCAAAGCTAAGAGGAGGCACATTACATGACACATGAACTACGACTAAAGACAAAATTATATAACCTGTTAGAAAGGTTAGACCTAAGTTATGATGAAGCAGAACATGCGCTAGGTTTATATGCACATAATAAAAGGTTTGACAAAGACCTTGATACACATTATAACGTAGATGACGATGTAATAGATGAAGACTGGGATGAGTGGCATCCCAACGATTTATAGGAGAATAAATGAAACTAACACTCGACATAGAAAACACTGTGACTAAACGTAATGGAAAGCTACACCTTGATCCATTCGAGCCAGATAATACAATGGTTATGGTGGGTATGCTAGATGATCGTGGAAACGAATACTGTGTAACATTTGATCACTCAGAGCATCAACCTACCACAGAAGGGCGGTACATTGTCCAGAAGAACTTGGATGATACTGCCCTTCTCATTATGCACAACGCATCACACGACTTGATGTGGCTATGGGAGTCGGGGTTTACCTACGAGGGTGAAATCTTTGACACTATGCTAGGTGAGTACGTATTACAGCGTGGACAGAAAGAACCACTGTCTCTTGAGGCATGTGCCGAAAGGTATGACCTTGACACAAAGAAACAGGACAGTCTCAAGGAGTGGCTCAAGGCAGGTAAGTCAGTGCGTGATATGGATCATACTGAGTTATCTGACTACCTATCTGCTGACCTACATGCTACGCAGCAATTGTATGACCGTTTGCGGATACAGTACGAGGAGTGTAGCTCATTGGAAGGAACAATTAAGTTGACCAATCAACTGGCAGTACACCTTGCACATATTTATCAGCGTGGATTTGCCGTTGACTTAGACGCTTTGGAAGAGGTGCGTAAAGAGTTTGAACAGGAGCGTGATACACTAACACGTGAACTAGAAGAACAGGTATGTGAACTCATGGGTGACAGACCTATCAATCTCAACAGTCCAGAGCAATTGTCTTGGGTAATCTATAGTAAGAAACCTAATGACAAAAAGGTATGGGCAGATTTGTTTGAACCATACATGCCTGATGCAGACTACCGTTCAACGGTACACAACAACTCAACTAAGTTGTATAAACAAAAGGCAAAGCAGTGCCAGTCCTGTAATGGCACTGGCTATACATACAAAACTAGAAAGGACGGTACACGATATGCTAAACCCAACAAATGTATTACTTGTAATAATACTGGTTATATCTTTATGGACATCACTAGCTCAGTTGCAGGTTTAAAGTTCAATGCCCCAACTGCAAAATGGACTTCAGCTAACGGTTTCGCCACAAGCAAGGACAGACTTGTATACCTTGAAGGTGTGGCTAGACAACGTGATATGCAGAACGCAGTGCAATTCCTACAGCGAGTGCGTAGGTTGTCTGCTGTTGACACATATCTCTCAAGCTTTGTGGAAGGTATCCACA